TCCTTTTTATGCCCCACGGACGTGGTCATGATATGTGCGAGCTCGTGGATATAGACAAATGTGAGCGTGTTCTCGTCAATAAGCTTCTCGCTGTGCTTGGTCTTCGCGAGACAAAACGCTAATTTCTCACCCTTGTTCTCACTGAATGCCGTCAGTTCACTCGTTGGTAACGTCTCTTGTACTTTCTTGGGATCGAACCCCTTGACCAGGCGCTGCACACTCTCGTCGTCGGGAAACTTCTTACCGAGATCCTTCACGAACTTCATCGCCTTTCCCGTCACTGTCGCGAGCAGGTCGGCACCTTCTTTCAGCATGAGGCGGTTGCGAACGCAGTACTTATTACCATCTACACCTGATATGATGCATTTAAGGTTGAATACCTCGCTCTCCGAATAAATCTTTAGACACACTATCATGACGAACACGCCCAACACGTAGAACATGGCTTCCTGACGCCACAAATATGAAATCATAATATGCGAGATGATGTACTGTACCCATATATAAATCTTTGCACTAAACAATCCATGAAAACAGGGTAGTCATCACAGTGTACAATGTTACCATGTAAATAACGTCATACGCGATAGCGTTCTTTAAACTGGTGCGTTCGTACCACGACCCATCATCAGTATCAGTATCAGTTTCGGACGTGCTTGCGTACCGCGCAAAGGATACCATCGCGACCACGGCGGCGACGATGCATAGACGCGCGAGGGAGACGGATACGCTCGTTGCATAAATAACGTACTGTGCCACCATTAAGAGTAGCGCACCCACGAACATCTCTCCAAAGAGAGTGCTTGCTACATTAGTAGGGTTCGTGTAGTAGTATTCATCTACGAGTGCCGTGTCCTGAATGATGATATAGGGTGCGCGCAACACATATACAAACACGATGGTTGTCGCGACGGAAGCGGCGATGAAGGAGGCAATGAGTTTTGAGGTGAGCGTGGTAGTGGTGGTAGAGGTCATGGTGATTAAAATGGGTGTACGACTAAACGTATGTATCACTTATAGTAGGGATAGATTACAACATAATAAAATGTAGGTAGTAATCTATTGCTTGTTATTTTCTTGTCTTTCTTTTGGACTTATTGGACTTTCGTGTTTTTCTTTTTCCACTCCATTTCAGTCGGTTCGAACGCGTTTTCTTATTCCATCTAGTCTTCCTCCTGGGACGTCCTCCACCATGTACTTGAGCACCATACATATTCGCCTGGTCCGTCACATCAATGAAACTGTCTGTCTGGTATATATTATTCACATCGTTCAGAGCAGGGAGATTTATGAATTTCTTTGCGTATTTCCGCATCATCTGAGCCAGACCCATTCGTCTCACTCGCTTCGCTGAGAACACTGCCTCATTCTTTGAATGTTTTGCGGCATCTATATCTTCATTATCGCATCCATTTATGTCTCTAAACACCGTGTCACACACGTCCTTCAACTGGTCCAGCGCAGAATCCGCCAAGGCGATACGAAGACTCTCCTCTGTGAGGGCGGCGCGCGCCTTGTTTCTACTAAACGGCGCATATGGTGGGATAATGATACAATTCTCGCGATTCATCTCATGCACAATGTTGCCGTACAGATCGTCCACAATGAACGTATTGAAACTGCTCAAGTGGGGGAAATTATCGTACACGTAGTTCAAGTCCTTTGGGTTATCTCCACCGTCATGTTCAAGAATATCCTCCTCACCGTATTTAAATAAAAAGAAATCTTTACCCAGTTCTTCTCCTGTGCGCTTTTTGAACTCTTGACTAATAGTGCGGGCAATCTCATTACAATAACCTCGGTCCGAGTACGTCCATAGACCCACTTGAAACTTGTCTCGGTTCGCATTAAAGTATGCGAACAATTCTATTAGATACGGGCGAAATAACACAACGTTCTTCGTCTTAGTATTTTTTATATACTGAAAATCATTACGTTGTTCGTCGCTCAGTGTATCCCATTTTGTCGCACTCAGCTTATTATTGTTCAGAAAATGAATGAGTGTCTCGTCCAAGTCAAATACCACACACAACTTCCTGCTAGCATGTTCGGCACGACCAGAACTCTTCTTGCTAGTATGTTCGGCACGACCAGAACTCTTCTTGCTAGTATGTTCGGCACGACCAGAACTCTTCTTGCTAGTATGTTTGGTACGACGACCAGAACTCTTTGTGCTCATTATTCGTCAACTATTCTATAGTACATGTAGAAAATATGATGTATTACCAGAAATAGAAATAGTTTGTTATATGTTACATAATAATTTTGATATTTTGTTAGTTTTTTGGTATTTTTTATTTTTTTGTTTTTTATCGCACCTCACTCCCTCTTCTCTTAATATTCCTCTTCGAACATTCCCCCCTCATCACCCGAATCGTCATAGTCGTAATCGCTGACAACGGCGCGTTCACCATCCATTTCTGCTGCGTAGTTTGACATACTATCTCCTGCGTAGTTTGACATACTGTCTCCTGACACATTATCGTATCTGTCAGCCAGAGACAATAGGGTTTCTGTGTCGGGCATGCATGATAACACATTGTTGTTCTGACGCAACATGTCGTTATCTCTACTGATGCGTTCAATCTCACTATACACTGCCATACCATATTCCATGGAGCCGCCAGCGTATGGCGACACTGCTCCAAGAACGGGTGGTGGCATGCTGGAAGATGGAGGCATCTTGATGCGGAACATGTTCTCATACCCCCAGCGCAGTGCGTAGTTTTCGCGACGGAGACTGAGCATTTGGTTCTCTGTAGGATCCGCGTCTTGGATAGAACGTTGGTTCTCATCGTTTGCGTTGCGCAGCGCCGCCTGTAGGCGGGCGACCTCGGTCTCCAAGAAGTGAGCGTAATCGGCGGACACCAGACCAAATGAGTCGGGGTCTTCATCCTCTGGGGTAAACTGCGCGTAATCGGCTTTGAGGTCTTCGAGGTTTTCGTTCTTCTGGACGAAATTCTGGGCAATGGGTTTTTGGATAGAGGAGGATTCCTGTGTATTCGCTGCATTTACGTTGCTAACGATCGCGGCAATCTCTGCATCTGCTTTTTTCTCTTCCTCTGCTTCAACATCATACCACCCATTCTTACTAAACCCGTCATACTCGCGGTTGTTCAACATCAATAGCCAGAACACGTGTTCGTTCTTGGAGTACTGTAGTTTCACTGTTTGTCCGTTGACCACTTGCTGTATCTGATCAGCGCCTTTTCCGAAGGGATACAAGCTCTCAAAGAATACATGTGCCTTGTTATACTTTTCTGTGTGTGGTACGAGTTCAACGTGGCGAACGCTGCCGACCTTCAAGCGATAGAAGGTCTGGGCAAGCATCTCCTCGGTGATGTTCTTGTACACACATGGAATGTAGAGTGCGAGTGCTGACATGGTAATTGGATTGGTAAGATTGGTGTATCTGATTGTAATATGCAGGAGACTATGGGCGCGGAGTTCATTCAATTCTTTTTAAGACACTGGTCTGGGGGGGGGAGAGCGAGGAAGTGGGGGTAAGGGTATAAAATATCGTTGCTGACAACAACGCGATATTTTATGTTCGCAATGAATGGTTTTGATGGGCCGTCTAATATGACACGACATGGTTCCAATACCCTAAGACGAACACGTCTTCTAAAACTTGGGTAAAGCATGTCCGAACATCAACATATAAATAAGTAGGATAGCACCTATAAGGAGACTTCGTGATTCAGAAACACTTTTACTTTGTCCTACCGCATATACCATGACCAAGTAAATCACAGAACTGATGATTGCTGAATGTAGTAACATCATGAGACCACGTTCCATGCTAAATTATAACATATAGTAAGGTATATTTTTTAACATATGCCTCTACGGGTGCTATCGGCTTCGATGGTGCTCTGGTTCCAAGGACCTGTGTTGGTGCGAGGATTGGGTTCTTCAGATCTTAGCTGCATATTTGTGTTCCTTAAAGGGGCATCACTTCCACCGACACCAACGTGGTGGCCAGCGCTCAACAAACCGTCGTTGTTCACGTTTGCAGAGTTGGGGGAAAAATCAGAGTTAGAGTTCTTGGGAAGAAGGTCGGCGGGGTTCTGCACACCCTGTTGTTGTTGCTGGGGGGCGGCAGGAGCGAAGCTACCATCGTTTCCTCCGAGCACCTCGTTCTGGTCAGCGGTATCGCCACCACCATAGGCACCAGCCATCTGGGCAAGATTTGTATGACCCTCACCTCCACCCAGGTGCTTCTCGGTGAAATAGTCAGAGAATGAGCTCACGGAGTAGGCAACCAATAATAGGACAATAATCACGCCCAGGCCATAGTCAGACATGAACTTCTTGAAACTTTGCATTATATAAATTATCAACAATAAAATTTACATGATGTCGTTATATTGCGCTTTCCACTACACGCCTAAACATATCGAATAGATAGGTAAACTATTTCCCTTCCAATATTCCAGATACCTCTCCATCCTCAGACCCAGAATCATTAACATTGGAAAAATGTACTTCGGGAATAGGTCTAGGCTTGATAGACCCTCCATGGTCTATCGGGATAATAGATTCAGACGCAATAGGAGAAGATATAGCATCAATATTCGTGATGGCGGTCATGCTGCGCACTAAAGTGGGTGGCGTGGGAACCTGGTCTGTTGCGAATGGACGCTGACCATTTATGGATTCGCTAAACACTTCACCGAAGCTTAGTATTGACGTATCGGTGTTAGAAAATATAAGGTCTTGCATCTTTGCATTGGTCTCCATGACATATGTCTGAAGACGAATTAGATGAATCTTGAGTTCGTCAATGTCCTGAGTAACCCTCATCGGAGCAACTGGATTGACTGGATTTTGATTCGCTGTAACACCTTTACCTTCTAAAGCATCTATCCTTGATATGATGGAGTTAAATACTTCCGAGTCAACCACATACTTGTCGGTGATCTTTGTATGGAACTCTTGAATGTCGTCGATGACGTTCGCGGTCGTTTCCATGAACAACTCTAAAGTGTTTACTCTATCGCTAATAATATTAATTACTTGAGGGACAGTCATCTTTCCAGAGGGGAACTGGGTAGATGCTATGCTCTTTTCTTGGTGTGCCGAGACAGATGAGATGACTGCTGTTGTTGTTGCGGCGATCCCTGTAGGAATACTGCTCGCCGTATTCGCGCGCTTATTTCTTGCAGAAGCCAATGATCGTGAAGAACTCATATATAGTCTATCGGTGCTATCTATTTAAGCTGTTGCAAAATGCTCATGAATATTTAAAATGGCACGCCCGAAGGACAGGTGGTTTCAAATTATAACTGATATAAGCCAGTGTATGTCGCGCCATCAGTAGTAGCAATGACAATCTAATCGCGTAAAATCATATTATTGATACCAATCAAATAAAATATCTATGGGTACAGCATACATGTCTACCGATAACATCGAAAGCCTAACGGGTGGATCGAAAGAGGGGTTCGTGGGCCACGTCTTCAACTTCAACGAAGAGTCCAAGATGGAGATGATGAACATTGTTCAATATACATTGGTCGGAGTGCTTCCTATAATACTCCTTAATAAGACCATGCAGAAATACGTACCCGAAGCGGACGATGATAAGGGTAGTGCAGAACTTTTAGCAGAGGTGGCGGTCCAACTCATTGTCATGTTCGTTGGACTTCTACTCACTCATCGAATGATCACATTTGTACCCACATATAGCACAGTCAAGTACGAGAAGGTGTCCATTATACAGATTGTATTGGCTGTTCTCATGATCACATTAAGTCTCCAGACCAAGCTAGGAGAGAAGGTGGGTATATTGTTTGATCGTATAACTGAGATGATCATGGGAAAATCTCGTGAGGGGATGACAGATAAGGAGAACAATGACGCAGCCACTGCAACTGGTCGCGACGCTATGCGAACTGCTCCTGGTGCAGGTGCAGATGGGTTCACCTTACCTCAACAACCAGGAGGCATGACAAGCATCAGCAGCATTCAGCCAGAGGGTATGCAGAGTCTACGCCAAAACCCGAACCAACCACAACAACAGGGTGGTGGAGGTGGAGGTCTATTAGATGGCGGCATCGAGGCATTTGCTGGGTTCTAATTTTCATCATTTCATTCTTCTCTATCCCTCACTAATAATATAGATGTATTCATGTATTCCATGCATACATCATCTCTGTATTACATATACCCATATCATCACATACACTATACGAATGGCTCACGATAACTATAACGACGATTTAAACATCGACCTACTTACCAGAGCGGCAGAGAACGAAGATAATGCACACATGCTTGAACTTACCATGGAATCGGTGATCGCAGCCAAAATGGGAATACTAAACGATTTGTCTCTAGATGACGATGAGAAGAATAGTATCATGGAAAAACTTAAAGGATATGTATATATTGATGAGATACATGAGGTACGCAGTGGCACGTATGTGAGATGGTTGAATATGGAGTATGACGACGATACTGCGATAGTTGTTACATCACTAGCGAAAGGTGGTATTTTCTGTGATATCCGATTCTCCGACTATGGTGCAGTGATGCGCTGCAAGACGTTCCGAAACCAGTACTATGAGGTCAAACTAGATAATGTCATCTTGTTCCGAAAGCTAACTCCACAAGAACAGGTGCTCATGTGTGCTCTTACCTACCTACATACCTAAATCTAAACCTAATAATATTACACGGTTATTTTCGCCGCATCGTTCGTCGTATACCCTTCTTATCCTTCTTGTTCGTTGACTTCTTAGGTGCCATTTTTTTCATTGCCACGGAACGCCCACGTTTTCTACATTTGAATTTCCCACGACTAAGTTGTTTGCGTGTGAATATGCTCTTGGTACAAATACCGATTGCGCGACCCTCTACCTTACCACCTTTCCTTTTACCAACCTTCTTAATGCAACCACATAACTTCTTGGCCATTATTGACTCAGCCAATCTCTTCAGTTCATCAGATGCTTTAGGTATAGGTATATCATATAACGTTAGAATGTTTCGATAGTCATCGTTAGAAAGGTCGGTATACTCCATTGATAAGATGGGTATGTAGTTGACTTTTATGTTCGAGAGACTTGTGAAACTACTATACCGTACGATTTTATATCTTCACGAGATGGACCGAAATGTTAATATGTATTTTGAATAATCTCCGTACATATTATGCTTCAACCAACAAACAAAATATATGCATCGGCAAATATCCACACCCAGCAGCACAAAGATAGAGTTGTGGTATTTGATTTAGACGAAACGCTCGGACACTTTCACTTGATCCGACTCGTGTGGGAGTCTATCAACAATTTCATCGGGTTCAACAAAATACCATACATGATGGGACAGACTGATTTCAATAATCTATTTGATATCTTTCCCGAAATGTTGCGTCCCGATATTCTCTCTATACTCCAAGTTTTAAAGAAGAGAAGGGATGATAAAATATGCAACGGGGTTATGGTATATACAAATAATAAGTACCCCAAAGAATGGGTGTATCTAATAATCAACTATATTGAGGAAAAGCTGGGTGGGAAAATATTCGACAATATCGTTCTGGCATTTAAACTGAACGGACGGGTTCAGGAACTGGGACGCACAGAGAAGGCAAAAAAACTATCAGATTTTGTGGCGTGCTGTAGACTACCGTCCGATGTGGAGATATGCTACTTTGACGACACCGCCTTCCCAGGGATGATGGCAGATAGTGTATACTACTTGAAGGTCAGGTCATACTGTTATCCATACACAGAGAGAGAAATCATTAAACGTATCACAGTCCCTCCATTTCTGTCTCACATACTGTGCACGACCAAACCACAACACATCGCAGTATTCTTACAACATCTAAGTAGGATTCTTTACATGAAAAAGTATACATTTGGAGAGAAGTCATTCATGGAATACGAAGTGGATAAGGTTATTTCTAAACGCATCATGACACATTTGAACACATTTTTTAGAGACAATGTTTCTATTCCGATGCGGATAAAATGAACGGAAAGAACATACACACATTCCAGGTACATCATATAACTCTCTAGTATTATGCGCAACGTCGCATGCGGAGTCATGCTAAATAATGAACGACATGTTCTCATGGGTCTGCGCACCGATAACGATAGCACACGGTCCAGTACAATGGGGGTATGGGAGTTTCCAGGAGGAAAACAAGAAGAGGGTGAGACATTAGAAGAATGCTTGCACCGCGAATGGCGCGAAGAACTGAATCTGGAAATATCCGTCGGCGAGCGCATTCACGTGACAGAGTTTGATGGATTCATGTGCCATTTTTTCATCGGGACAGTTTATGATATGGAGAACTTGCGTACGAACGTACACGAGCGCGTCGAGCTGTTCTCGGTTGCCGATGCCCTCGGATTGCATCTATTCCCTGGCGACGATGTGGTTCTTAACCTGATTCCAAAGTAGCCAGTAATCATTTATCCATTTACTCGTTTACCAGGTCGCGCCGATTCCCGCTATTTTGTTGTCTACGTGTATAGTACAGTACCCAAACATATCACATCGGTTCATGACAAATCAACCGCTCGTATCTGAGATAAACACAGCAACCGACGAACGCATCTACGCGCGCCTACAACCGTCTGCACCCCTGCGCCCCTATTATCAACCACGTTCCCAACCAACCAAGTATACCAAGTTCGCGACGCATACCGATCCCGTATCCAGTATCGTACCACTCCAGATCCCACCCACATACTCGCCGTCTGAGGTGTTCTATCCTGCGAACCGTTCGGCGCCATGGAGTGGGTTCGCGAACAATATTGATGTGGAGTCCGATATGCGCAACCAGTTTTTTGGGTTACAGCGTTGCAATCAGGCAGTGTACGTCCCCGACAGCAGCAGCGATCTGTTCACATTACAGTCATTCACTCTTCCCGAACGCAAGAACGTGCAGCAACACCCACTCCTGTTTGAGAAGCCTGAACACGCCTTATTCAACCCTAATGTAGCGAACGGACCAAACACGACGTTCAACAACCACACACGCTATGACCTTCTGGGTGAGGATACGCGCGCATAATGATGGGAACTTTAGCAATGTGTTTTTATGAACAATGGAATAGGTCTAGGACACCGTCACACATAAACGATATTTTGTATGTATACTGTAGTAATGAATACATACGAAACGCAATACACCATATTCAATTGGGTCACGCTCGCTGTGTCCGTATTGACGGCTCTAGTCATGTTAGGAATATTCGCGTCCGCACCCACTTACCTGGGATATCTACGTGCAGCCATCCAAGTGTACGTGGGACTCTTCCTACTGTACCGGTTTCACCCATTTAGTTCGGTGAAAGCCAAGTTCTCCGAACTCGACCGACAAGTCGCATTCAGTGCGGGCGCATTCATCACCATGGCCACTATTTTGGGAGCGACCTTGCAAAGGTTCGCCGAGACTGCTGCATCGGACGCAAAGGCTCACATTCCTATAGCGTTTCGTTAAAATAGATCTTCCGGAAACGCTCCACGCACTTATCGGTAATGAGATTCGTCTTAAAGTACCGCTCGTTGTGTGTGTCCTCTAACAAACTAATGATGAAAAACAACGAATAGATTCCACACTCAGTGTCCTCCTGTTGGTGCTCAAAGGGACTATTCTCGTCAAACTCAAACTTGATGGGACCCGAACCATGTTCAGATGAGAGTTGTGTTCCTTGCAATGTAACCTCCTTCACGAACTTCTTTATCTTCGCTGGCACCGCATGACCGACGCTATCGAAGTAGAATATAAGTCGCTTCTCAATATTGATGAAGAGAGACACCCAATGCGACCCACTCTTGTAGTGCGGATCCAGATTGAATATAATACCAATCTTCTTTTTTCCGTTCTTTATCTCGTTCGCCAAGCTAAAGTGACACAACTCCTCCCACACACACTCGCCGTATCGCTTGCGCGTATTATAGTCGATGGGTGATGGACCGATAAAACTGAAACACTTGTACTTATTCTCATACTGTTTCATGACCGAAGTAATATCATTACTAGACAACCACTCGTTAGGACTCTTCTTCCACTTCTGGGGCGCCTCGGGCGCGAACGCGGTCTGAAGCTCGTCGTTCAACTCACCATTCACGAACTGCTGTTTCAACCAACAAGACTCCTTGTCACATACGTTCCTCAGTTTAGTCTTCAACTTCCCCCATGTATTATGTATACTCGTGTCATGTATAGTATCGTCTGGATGCCGTTTGTTCCAGAGCGATTTCAGTTTGCATATCGACTTGTCACGGATACATGTATACCCCTTCTTATTTCCTTCGGGACCGCATTGCATTTTCTTAAGTTTCCGCGTGCGCTTTGACTTCTTTGATTTTTTTACATGCTTTGTTGCTCTTTTACCATGTTTCTTTCCGTGACTACCACGAACCCGCTTCCGTCGCGTCTTGGATATTTTCCGCGTCGTACCTGTCATAGTCTATGTCTAGTTAATCTATAGGGAGATTATCTTTTATCAGAGCAAAATGATTCAGTTGTACAATGATCCGTACTATAACTTAGATGCTGCTTGGTATGTACAGGTAGATTAGTGATATATGACTATGAATGCATCACAAACACCTACTAATAGTCCCTCCTCACAAGATGACGTATTCAGTCAAATAGGAGCACATACAGAGATATCTCGGTTCGTTGGCTCGGGGAACGTTGAGATGTTATGGAACATCATCATTCAGAACGGGTCGTTTAAAGAAAGCGTACAGGCGGACGATACACGAGCCAAATTGCGACAGCACTATATCACAAAAGTCAAGCAGTACGTGGAGACATGTATCCGTACAAAGACAGGGATCGCACTCATCGATCTGAACAAGAGCTTCATTGCAGATTTTATTCATGGTTTCAGAGAGACAACACATGACGTTCAGAAACTGGATCTGTCGGACACGTCACCTGTGGTGGCGTCGGAAAACAATATAATCACTATTGAGGAGCTAAAGTCGGAGAGATTGAACCAGTTTGATAGTCAGTACGACAAAATGAAGACGGACTTTGACCAGTATCGCGCGACGGGCGCACCTTCCCCCGACACAAACTTCTCAGACAACCGAGTCGTGGAGCCACTAAAGGGTCAGGACATGGAGGATATGATGTCGCGGACGCTCCAGAGCCGCACCGAACAGGAGAACGCATCGGCGACCAGAAACGGTGCGGAAACCCAGCGCGCACGCGATTGGCTGAACTTGAATACGAACAATAAGAAGGCGGATACAGAAACCCTCCTTCCACACCCAGAAAGAAACGTAGAGAGAAAAAACGTATCGTTCTTTGCAGAGCCAATGGTAGTAGTACCTGTTTCGGAACCCGTAATAGTATCAGAAAACCCAGTAACGGTAGTAGCAACAACTGACCCTTTAATAACAGCAGATCCAGTAACAGTATCACAACAGACATATCAACCTCCAATATCCCCCATGATCGCACTACAGACGCGAATGGTCGCGATGGAGGCGCGGATGGAAGAGATACATACAATGATTATGGGACTGACTAACAGCAATAGACAAACTAATGATGTTATCAAACAAACAGATGAGCTAGACGAAGAATCGTCCGCTTAAAATAAGCTAGACGAAGAATCGTCCGCTTAAAATAAGCTAGACGAAGAATCGTCCGCTTAAAATAAGCTAGACGAAGAATCGTCCGCTTAAAATAAGCTAGACGAAGAATCGTCATATTATGCACCGAGCTGCGCGACATACGCGTCTAACTCAGGAATAGACCCCGAATCAAACTTTCCCAAACAATTGACATGTGTTACAGGAATGGTGTATTGTGTATGGGTTACAGTTCCGTCAGATTCATTTTCACGTATCTGATCGTATGGGAAATTCTTCAGACGCAGCGAATACGACATATGCACCTTGTGTTCGTCTATTCTACACACAATCAGATTCAGGAACCCACCTGTATAACCCGTGATGAAAAATGTGAGATTGATGCTTCTGTGAGGTAGACTTATCAACATTTGGTTCATTGTCTGCAGCAACCTAAACTTGGTGTCGCGGTACTGCAACTTACGCATGCTCTTGGCACCCCGCTGACACATGTCGGCCAACACGGTTAGTGAATTGTCGGGGAACGGATTGACCAGACCCGTAGTAGCACCCGTAGTAGCACACAAATGAATGTACTTAACCAGGTAGTGACATACACAGTCAGACAACCGACGAATGGGTGAAGTGAAATGACAATACTCAGGCATCCCGACCAAGTCGTGCGCCGCGTTCTCCGACAAATAGTCGGCCTGGATTCCATTCACAATGATCTCGTTCAGTAAATCCTCACCACTGATGCCCGCTGCAACCGTATCGATCCACCCACCTGTACTACAGGTACGGAATATACCCATGCCACCCATATGGATCTTCAAATGCTCGCCGACGAACGCATTGGCAAATATGGCGAATTCAGCGATCATCTTCTGCATATCGAGCACCGTATCCGACGCGCGCGCAAGATGAATACCCACAGGGGGCGATGAAAATACAACCATGGACGGAGCCAGGTCGCTCAGACTGGCACCCACAGTACTCGCCACACGCCGCTGGTGAAGCGCCGAGGCCACACAGAGCCCACGAGCGAGCGTAGTGGCCATATCGTTATCAGGGTCTGGTTCAGTCGCATTCTGCACCATTTCAGCCGCACGCGCATACGTGAGCGCATGCGCCGCGCATACGCGCACGGTGGAGAACAATAGCTGGATACGTCCGCGCGGTGCAAATGTATCAGGGTCAATCTCAGTGAGCACAGTGATTGCGTTCTTCGTGTCACCGTACTGGTTCGCCATCAGACTCGCGCGATCCACCACGTCTTTGGGCATGAGATGGACGGGGGCGCGGTTGGATGGATAACGAGTGACCACACGCTCCTTGATATCCGACCAGAGCGCGGATTCGATAGCAGGGGACACAAACTCGGTGGGGTCGGCGATGTGGATCGCCAGAAACAGAGCATTGTCTTTGGATTCATCTATGAACAGACTGAACGCGTCGTCCGCGTCCTCGCAGCCAGGAGGATCAATACTGTAGGTGTTTATGTTCGTAAAATCCGTGCGTTCCGATCGTGGTATAGAATACGCATGCGGACACAATGTGTTGTTCTGAAAAATGAGATCTGCATCGGCACCAACGTCGCGCTTAGCACCGTACATGGGCTCGGTATTTATTGTGTATTCGGCTTCGTATGCTTCGTTAGTTGTTATAGTCGGCATACTTATCCTACATGTACTGAATACTCTATACCCTTACTATGAATGTGACGTGTTTAGATAAGCAACTACTTGTTCAACTCCTTCAAACTGTCAATCACTTGCTTGTTGTACTCGTACGGTATACCTTGGTGTCCCGAAACAATTACATGCATATTGGAGTGAGGGAGTTTCTGATGCACCTGGTGGGCGATGAGCGTGGGGGTGACAATATCGTACCGACCCTGTACGATCTCCATGGGAATATTCTTAATCTTATTCATGTTGCGGGTTTCTAGAAGGTACTCATCACGTGGGAAAAAACATTTATGGGCAAAGTAGTGATGAAATATCTGACCTGTTTTATTATTGTATGTGAGGGTTGTCTTGCTGTTGCGCTCACGATGTTTTGTAATGTCGGACAACGTATGCGGAATCAGAGCGTTGGTCGACTCCTGAAACTCCTCGTAATGACGCAGCGCCTTATTCTGCTCGCTTATCCCGTCCCTACCAAGGGCCTTGCGCTGGTACGCCTTGGCTGGATGCTTTCTGTCCTCCTTGCTCAATATACTCAGATACCGTTCCCATACCACAGGGAACACCAGCTTGACGAAATGACCGTTCTCGATGTAGTCAGTCTCGCGTTTCGTACCCATGAACACACCCCCGATCAGGATCCCATTTACCCGTTCAGCGTGCTGCTGTGTATAATATACTGCAAGCGTTGACCCCCAAGAGAAACCCACAACAGTCCATTTATCGATACCTAGTTCTTGGCGCACGACCTCTATATCCGAGATAAGATCTTGCGTCGTGTTCTCACGCAGCTCGCCAGTCGGAGTGCTTTTCCCACAACCTCGTTGGTCGATCGCGACCAAGTAGTATTTCTTCAAATCAAACATATTAGTGATACTGTCATTGATGTCTCCACCTGGACCGCCATGCAGGTATAGATGGGGGATATTGACCGGGTCGCCATATGTGTAGTATGCCACCGTATGCAGATCGGACACCTTAATATGACCACGCATTCGCGGCTTGCATATGGGAAACATTAACGCGTCCAGGCGTTCTTTCGCCGCCTTCAGACACAACGAATGGAGACGTCGTGTCTTATTTCTTTTACGTTGTTTGTCTTTTTTGGTTTTGGTTTTGGTTTTGGTTTTGGTTTTGGTTTTGGTTTTGGTTTTGGTTTTCTTAGATTTGGAACTAGATTTCGTCATTACTTATTGTACAAGGAGAAGAGAATCATACACGAACGGATAAAAATACAATATTTGGCGATAAAGGTATATAATATGATTTTTATGATTTTACTCCAGCTTCCCAAAGAATGACGTCATCTCAGCGATCCCTTGCTTCTTGTTGGTAGCCTGGTTGATATATTGATCGAATAACAACGCCTTGACCTCACGGTTCTTCAACGACTCCAAGCGGTCTTGGAACTTCTCAGGAACCGTTGCCTTCTCCAGCGAAGCCACGTCCGCCTTGAACCGATTCAGTTTTGAACGTTTGTTCTGCATGATCCATATCTTTTCCAGAACCAAGGCGAACACCTGCTGCACAGGCTTCATCACTTGGTTTGTGATGTAGTGACCATAGTCGATCTTCAACTTGTTCTCCACGATAAACGCGGGTGTCTCGATCTTGTCGCCTTGGAGCGCACCACGCTTAGGGTTATGGATATATACATACGGGATACGATCCCCTGATGCGGGCTTGTTACCTGGATCACGCGTCGTGATACGATCGGCCAACACTTTGTGTGCGATCTGTTTCGGATTCTTGTAGTCCGACCGAATGGATTTACTGATGATCAGTTTGTCCATGGGATACTTCTCGTCCACCAAGTTCTGCACACACTCCTTCAGGAAATCCACAGCAGCTTTGATGTTATCCCCGTCCCGCATCAGGATATCAATGATACCACCATAAATCTCCTTCACAATGGGTGCGTTGTCGCGACGCTTCAATACGATACCCATCTCCTTGCGCTTGCCCTTGTTTGGGTCGTCTTCGTACAACATACCCACGTACCGCTTCTTGGACAATAAACAGAAGGGCATGAATGTCTTCTCATACTCCAAGTCGTGAGGCTTCTTCAGGAACTTGGACGCCGTCGCACCCGCCTCCTTTGACAGCTCAATTGTGATCTCCAACGCCTTCTTGCCGCGGATCGGAACCCCATCCATTGTCTCCAGATTGAAGGTGAAGAATACACTATCTGTGTTATGTACAATCATGTTCCCGACACCAGCAGCAAAGTGATGATTGTCAGTCGTCAGATCATACACATATTCATTACCATAATTGGGTAAGTCATGTATCCTTTTTACCGTATCGGGAGAACTCGATGTACATGTTTTGGTGGATGTAATGATATAGGTATCGTTAGGTTTTCCACTGGTCTGGATTACGTTAATAGCGGTATTGTGTCCATAATGGTTAGATGCCCAACACAGTCGTGCTCCGTCTATTTGTGAATTAGAATACATGGTGGTCGGTATAGCATCTTCAGTGAATACAGCGTTTGTAATTGTGGACGAACTCACAGTGCGATGCAGACACTTGGTAACACCAACAGTAATATCCTTGGGGGACACCTCAGTAAGCCCATTGTTCAACAACAGGGAGTGATCATCCGTCACGTCCACCAGACCACTGTGAGTTATTACACGCATCATCTTCTTATGAGGCGCTAGTCTGTGACGAATCACACGGTGAAGCTTTGTCCACCCGACTTCCGACCATGACTCAACGCCCACCAGCTCACAGAACTCCTTGTCCTGCTTCCCCTCTTCTCTACATGTTGTCCACCCATTCCTATCTCCATACCTGATATCCAATGACGATATTGGACAGATAACCAGCTCTCTATTATATCGCACATATACAGGTGTGTAATTCGCGACACTGTCACCATAAACATACTCTGCCTTGGTGCGCACCTTGCCATGATTGAACGTATCCATGACTGCATCGCCATACACCTCTTCAATCACACGTTTGGCATACATCAAAAGCTTGCGCCCAGTGGCTGTGGTCGAGGCTGCGACGTCCTTCTCGTAAAACGTGCTTGTGCGTGCACCACATTGACCATATAGCGAGTTGGCCGTTAGTTTGTAGGCCAACTGACGTTTGTCGAGAACGCTCTTCATGAAATCGTCGGACTGTTGGGGGATGAGTTTGCGAGTGGCCTTACGAGCACTCAACAACTCTTCCAGGATAGACGGCATGATAGCACGTCGTCCATCAGGGAACTGTGCGAATCTACAAATCTTGTACCCACTCTTCACCTTGGTCGCTAGCGCGCTCGGAACCCGGCGCACATACTTATAGGTGTCGTATTCAATATCCACATAGGTATAATGTGGCAGATTGTCGTACAGGAACTCATCGTCATCACCCGTCGCACCCGTCACCGCCACTAATTTACCATTCAGATCGTATTCGCGCGTCCAGACCTTACTGTCATGCGACAGGTTCTCGCTGATCATAGACGATGGATACAGGGACGCGTAATCCACACAAGCAACTGGGTTGTCCAGATACAGATCGCTCTTCGGATCGAGCACGATGGCGCCCTCAAACCCACCATCGTTAAGCTTCTTCTCAATGTCGGGAATGAGCGTGTCTTTCTCCCTGCACTTCTTGCCCACATAGCTTGTGAGCTTGATGCCTTGGCCGCGCAGGATAAGGAAGTTAATAGGAACACTACAGATGTTTGCCATCTCTATCATGCCTGTGAGCGCATCCACCTTGGTAAGCAGGTACTGCACCAGATTACAATCCTGGATACAGTATTTCGCAACGATGGCGCGCTCGGCGGGTCCTTCGTTCGTTAATCGGAAGATATCCTTGGGAGTGACGTCGTCCTTGGCCAGCGCCCACCGTATCTTTTTGCTCTGGTCGGGTGTAATATGTGATGAGACCACGAATGTCTTGGCTAACAGATCGATGCTCTTTACCTTGAACTTGGCACCGTCGGCATAGTAGTCTGTAGAGTGACCGATCTCCTCAAAATGTACGTAACTGTCCACCAAGAGCCCTGACATATTCTTCGTATGTATAACCGTCATTGCATCTGCAACTGGTTCTAGTTTGGACACATAGTCACCGATGAAGTGACCCGCCACGTAGTCTAGCTTGTAGGAAACCAGGTTCTCTTCGCGACGGAAATGGTTATACATGTCCAGTTGGATACGTCCAGGCATCTTGACGTAGCCCAGCTCGTGGGTACCGCTCGCAATCGTGATACTGCTTTGCTCAATCTCGTACTCCCCTGTCTCTTTGTTGAGGGTGCCACACAAGTGGTCCTTTATCTTGGACATCTCCAAGAATGCTGGGGCACACCCCGTCTCGCGCGCGCGCATGAACATGAAATTGTAATCAAATCCAAATATATTATAACCGATGATGATGTCAGGATCTTCGCGCACAACCAAGTCGCGCCAAGCCAGTAATACCTCAGCCTCGGTATCATAACTCTCCAAATCAGTGTTCTCCATACCCAGATCGTCACATGTATCAAGGGCGATACAGTGATTGTAATATGGAGCTGTGTCGCCATATTCCTGGAACGTAGAACCGATAAAGGTCACCTTGTCACCCTGCACGGGAGGCAGGTACATGTCAAACAGGTGAGTCAGATTAGATATCTTTGTCTCGCGGGTGGATATAGTTGAACTCAGCAAGTCAGCGAGCGTACAAGATTTCTTGGCCGCGGCATTACTCTTGTTGCCACCATACCCGTTCCTTTTTACAACGGATTTGCTGATACTAGACCAATCGTCGTCACCTACATCCACTTCTTCCACTTCGCCACCATCACCACCATCACCACCCTCATAGGAACTGTGTGCAAAGGCCGATTCAATACTGTTCTTTGCTTGGTTGAGCATATCTGCACTGGCCACGTCCTCTATGTGGTGTGCGAGTAGCTTACTGATGGCAGTTGTCACCTTCTTGGAAGATGGTTTCTTCTTGGGGTAAATGGTATCGACTCCGTTACTGAACATGGCATCGATACTGGTACTAGTACTAGTACTAGTACCGAAGCCGAATGCGGTCATGACAGAACGACTGATTACATCCTCGCTTCTCGTCGCACCCATCCCACCAACCGTATTATACAGATCCACCACATTAGTCGCCAACTTCTTGTAACCCTTAACTGGGATAGGGAAGTCACCATGACTACTACTGGCCTCAATATCAAAGCTCATGATTTTCAATGGAACACGGTCCTCCTTCTCACGCAGTGGCTCAATATCGGCATACATGAGTTCAAACTCGTGATCACATGTGGTTTCATGCGCACCCTTGGGCAAACAGCGTGTCTTGGAGCGTGGGAGACGCACCCAACCCGAGGGACTGATGTTGCGGATGTGGAAGAACCGTAAGAGTGGTGGAATGAACGACTCGTAGATCTCGGTCTTTGTGGGACGTCCGAGGATATTAACATAGAATCCGCCTACCAAGAGTCGGCGCTCCGAGTCATACCATATGTTCTTCATCTTGTTCATCGCTTGCAGGTTCTCAAACTTGCATAGGAGGAACGTATTCTTCTTCCCATCGTCAAACTCATACAGTTTCTTATGGTGCACCAGGTCACATGATACTAAGTTCTTTTCGTGATACTTGCCCAACCTTCTCTTCATATCGGAGACGAATGCAATCTTCTCACCCTCACCCCAGTCGTCACCGACCTTGACGTAGAAGAAGGGCTTGAAGTCGCCTACGGTGATGGAACAGGATTCGCCAGCCTCGTTCTTACCGAACATCTGCACTGTGAACAGGTTCTTGGCGTAAGTCTTTGGTTTGGTGAACCCTCCACCGTCTCCCGATGAGTCGTCTTCGCTACTATCTTCATCCGCACTCTTGTTATAGAGGTGAAAGTCAAAGATTCTAAATTCGTAGTCCATTGTGTTAGTGTTTTGTACTGAGTTACTAATACTCTGTGTATATATGTGTATACATACAGAGTGCATATACCAATTCAATTCTACGCGAGTCGCAGCGTGTTTTTGGAATATTATTTTTTTGAATTATTTGCGGTTATGACGTCGGCGACGCATCGTCTTTTTCTTGTACCGTTTACTACCCCTTCTTCTTTTCCGACGTTCCGTTCTTTTCCGACGACTTGACCTCTTGTGTCGACGGCCACCAACAATTACCGCGGCGGATTCAGCTAACCATTTATTCAGCCCGGTCGGTCCGTCCAATGATCTATCTCCAGAATACTCTGTCACTTTATTCGAGTAAACGTGGTACAACGTTGGAAACCCACTAGGACTCTCTTTACCCAACACTGATTTTATCTTGGAGAGCGCTTCATGATTCACTGCAAACATTTTCACGTCGTCACGGTTTGCATGCTTTTTCGTAAATGCGAGCCATGCAGCCTCGGTGTCTTCACAGTGTCCACAACCGTCCATGTAAATAAATACAAACGTGTGTATTTTATTGTCATTAGTCGCCTTTGTGGCGGCACTAATGATACTGCTATTATTCTTACTATCCGTATCATCAGTGCCACTAATAGTGAAGGACGAACTAAGGAACTCCATTGTATGCATTATGTATGTACTATGTCTACAAAAATATTATACCGCGGTACTATAGACTATAGACTATAGACTAGATCGTTCGTCCATATAGAAATCATGACCATGACACCGAATATGCGCCTGTTCATCGTACTTATTGCTATGATGCTTGGCATACACTATTGTCTGACCATAACCAGTGGAAAAATCGCAGAGACGTTTGAGAACGGGGGATCTGGTAGTACTACACATCAACAGGGTGATCGCGCACCCACGTGCCCCGATGTACTTATCCAGAAGGACGGAAAGATCGTATTGTTCGCTTCGAAATTGCAAAAGGTTCCTGGGGTGAACCCTCTCGTGTTCGATAATTTAGAAGAATATGTGGAATTCACAGAGTGGCAAAGGAGCAAGGGTATAACTTGTCCCGTTCTGTACCTGCAGAGCACACACAACGCCCAAGGTGGAACGGAGTACCGCGCTCGCCCCGATATCATAGACCCACAAGGAGGTCTAAACCAAACCACTAATAACGGGACCACAACAGATGTTATTACACAGTATCAATCTGGGACTGCACCCGATCTTACACAGTTGAATGGGGTGAACGATGCGCCCTATTTCAGTCAAGGTGGTGGCGAAGGATCCATCACAGGCGCACGCGCGCTCAATACGGGACCCGAGACGATGGGATACGTGAGTGGCGGTACGCCAGATGGAAACAAAGGATCGCTACCAGGGTTTACACAGTCCGCATTCTATCAAGGTACCATAACACCCATGGACGAACAACTAAGGAAACAGAAGGAGTTAGAGAAAAGCCCAAGCGCCATGGACACGACATGGGGTGGAAAGGACTATACTAACTCTTTAATTGACGCAGGTGCGTACGAGGGGAGAACACGCAAGCAGTAAATACACGATGATGTGTAAAAAATGGACATAATATACATTTCTAATGAGTTGTATATTTTGCATAATTAGTCAAGGTAACTAACTAGTTGGATATCGGTCGCTTTAGCGGTAAGTTACTTGGAGTCAATATAGGTCAGTGCCGACTCAAGTGACTTGCGCGCGTCCTCGAATAGCTGGATCTTCTCCGCCGCAGCCACAATACGTTTATCGTCTCCCACCTTTACATCCTTGAGGTCGGCGAGTACGTCCAGCTTTAGAAGTTCAAATAATTCGTCTGATTTGATAATCAGCTTCTCGTAGTCTTTGCGATACTTTTGCACCTGCAATGAATCGTCAATCTTATTAGCAAGTGTCTCCACATCCTCAGCTAGCTTCGGAATGTCGCTCGGACTATATCCATCGCCACCGCTAGCAAATCCCTCGACGCCTAGAGTACTGTTGTTCAGAATATCGTTCACATACACGGCCTCTAGATCCAGGTATTTGAATAGGAGATATATTACGACAATAATCGCTATGAACAGCATTGATAATTTAAGAATGGTTTCCATGAATACCGTGTATGATACGAGGTATGATATAGTATCGGGCCATTATATTTTCCAGATAACATCGTATCGTTTACAACTTCGTATCGTTTACAACTTCGTATTGGCCAATGCTACAGCCCCATTGTTTAGTGCTCCGAGCTTCTTGGCAAGTTCAATGCTCGCATCTATCGTGTTCTCTCTGTCGGACTGATTCTTCACTATCGCTTTGAAATCAAAAAGACACGATACTTTCATGGATTCGAAATAATCCTTTCCATATACCAATGTATTATCATACTTATTCTTATACTTGGTAAGCTGTAAGCTATCCTCCAAATCAGTTACTTTCTCACTCATATTGTCGTTGAGTGAGCTGACACTCTGTTCTGTACCCTGGAACCCTTCTTGTTGTTGGATATTACCATTGGTGCCTCTTTTTGAGGATGGTAGTTGTTCGCTTAAATATCCCACAATCACACTTGTCGTGATAACCAGTAAAATATATACGATGATTTGACTCTGTATCATATGGTCTAGTCGTATACATTTTACACACATTTTATCCGTAGCTAATTGACGGATGGATATAATTATAACATCACTAGATCACCTGAATCGTGACCAGCACCAGCACCAGCACCAGCACCAGCACCAGCACCAGCACCAGCACCAGCACCAGCACCAGCACCAGCACCAGCACCGGCAGCGGCAGCGGCAGCAGCAGCGGCAGCAGCAGCGGCAGCAGCAGCGGCAGCAGCGGCAGCAGCGGCGGCAGCGGCGGCGGCACCAGCACCAGCACCGGCATCAGCACCAGCACCACCACTTCCGGAAAAAATACTATTAC